TCTTTTACTCGATGTATTTGATCCTCAGTATTTAACAGAAGCGCAAACCGCTTCCACCACTGCTGTTGCTGCGGCTGCTACGGCTTCTGCAGATGTTGCAACAATAGGAACAAGCCTTGCTGATGCCCAGACGGCAGCTACAAGTGCGCAGGCTGATGCAGCGAGTGCAAGTACGGATGCTGGCACGGCTTCTACCGACGCATCGACCGCAAGTGCGGCTGCAGCCAGTGCTACGGCAAGTGAGGCATCGGCTACAGCTTCTGCGACTAGCGCCTCTGCAGATGCAGCCAGTGCGTCAGCGGATGCAACTACAGCAACAAATGCCGTAAACAGTATAGGAACATCAGTAACCGACGCTCAAACAGCAGCCACTAACGCCGAAAACTCCTATGACAGCTTTGATGACCGTTATCTAGGTGCAAAGTCCAGCGCTCCTTCAGTTGACAATGACGGCGATGCACTTATTATAGGTGCGTTATACTTCGACAGCACAGCAGATCAGATGAGGGTCTATAACGGAAATAGTTGGGCCGCTGCAGGAAGTTCAATAAACGGAACAACAAACAGAAATACATATACAGCTACCGCAAACCAGACAACTTTTGCTTCAGTATATGATGTTGGTTTTGTTGATGTGTACCTAAACGGCTTAAAGCTGATGCCAGCCGATTTCACCGCAACATCAGGTACAGACATTGTGCTTGCGTCAGGCGCTGCTGTAAACGATACAGTAGATATTGTTGGTTACGGCTCTTTTGCTGTTGCAAACACATTAACTGAAACGCAATCAGATGCTAAATATGCTCAGTTGTCTAATAATTTGAGTGATTTAGCCAGTGCGAGTACAGCGAGAACAAATTTAGGTTTAGCTGCAGTAGCATCCAGCGGAAGCTATAGTGATTTAACAGGAACCCCGTCAGCTGCAAATAATATTTCCGGCGGTACAGCAATGGGGGTCACGTATCAATCTTCCGCTAGCACAACAGCACATTTGCCTGCCGGAACCAGTGGGCAATTGTTACAAACTAACGGAAGCGGCTCCGCGCCAACGTGGGTAGAACCCCCATCTGGATCAAGTATCGCTTCCAGTTTAAAATTTGCCTAGAGAGAGGAACAAAAAATGGCAGATCAGTTAAAACAATTGGCTTTCAAAAAGTTTACTACAGCGGAATTGGAGGCTGGCACTTCTGCAGATGTGCTAACGACTGATGCCTCTACTCATTATGTTATAAAAAGCATTGAGGCCACACAGTCGAGCGACCTTAATCCGGTAAATGCGACAGCCACATTGGGGCTGACGGCTGGTCTTGCGGCTGGCGAATATGCGTCGATTGGGAATGTAGCGAAAGCTGGCAGAGTAGGCTTGACCGGGTCGGCAATCATGGATGCGTCATCGACGCTGACGATAAGGCCAACGGCTCAAAATATTACGTTTGCTGACCAAACAATTCAACAAGGTGGGGAAGGCGCTAGTAATTGCAGGATTTATGTTAAAAAGACTATCCCAAGCGTTAACGGAGCGGAAGAGACAAGTTTAGCGTCGGCAACAACAACTGACAGAACAGGTACTACATACACAGGCAATCTTACAGCTATGCAGAATTATCCAAGCGGGAACTACATAGTTGAGCATACTAACGCTAATGGAGTGGATTTACGCATCATTTTTTCTAACGGAAGCGGCAGTGGCTGTTCTTTTGAAGTGTGGAACGCTGACGGAACCTACTATGGATACTATTATGACTCTTATGATGCCCCCCAATTTGACGGGGAACGCTACATCTTCTGGGTGGCCTGTGACGGCCCGTCCACCACAAGAATACGATGGTACGATTTAGACGAGTCAACTACTAATCTGCAGGCAGCCAATACATTAGGCGGTAACAACGGCTCACAATTTTGTCACGGTCAAACCCAAGTATTTGCTGACTCTCCACCGTTTCATAGTCGCACTACATATGACAACCATATCAATACATATTATCAAAATCGTCACACAGACGGCAGGAGATACTTGGCCGGGTGGTCTGGAAGCAGTTCGAGAATGTGGATGGTTGAAATTCCAGCTACACTGACCAATGATTCTTCTACAACGCCTGCTCCAAAATGGCTTACTTTATCCAGTGGCAGTTCAAGTTCAAGTGGTGCAGACAGATTTGGGAATAATTCGGGAAGCGCTTGGAACATTAATTATCTAATACAGTCACAAGTAGGCACTTCAAACAGTTCGCAGTTAAGATTGACTTACGATCCTGACAAAAAACTTTATTATTTATGGTACTGTTGGTCATCTCAACAATGGTTTCTGTTCTCGTTTTCGCAAAATGATTGGGACAACCGCCCTTCCGGCAACAATATCAACGAGCCTAATGGAACCTCCTATGGACTTTTCACAGTTAGCACCAATTCAGCTGGCAATGTTAATCTCAGTACTGCTGTTTATACAGGTTACAGCGGTAATAATGGATATTTACGACCTGCACATTCGTCATATTATTCTGCTTGGGGCAACTCCTACCCAAGCGGCACCTGCCCAACTTATATAGACGGGAGTGATTGGTATTGGAAGGACGCAAACTCTAGCAACTCTGGAACGTACTTAAAATGCGTAAAAGTCAATATGAAACAAGCCAATCAAACTGTTGATATGCTTGGCCCTGATACGAGTATCTCAGCATCTTTTGCCAACGATTTATTTGTAAGCTGGCCTACGCCTAGCGCATCAACCATCGCAAGCAGAAACTACACTACAGCTCCGGGTTTAAAAGTCCGTGTCACAGGAATCTTGTCTGATCAGTAAATAAGGGAAAAACAATGCTAACACCAGTAGATGATTCAACTGCCACCGCTACAGCAGACGGTGTTCCTGCATCCGCTAAACAAATATGCGCGGAATCAAGTACATCAGGGGCTGTTATTTACACCGTTCCCGCTGGAAAACAATTTCGGGGTTGGGCGAGCCATGAGAGATCCACGCAAAGCTCAGGATATTATGCGGAAATTATAAATGCAGATGGGGGGTCAGCGCGACACTATGGGCATTTTTCCTCTTACTCAGGCTATCAATATTTTGCTGGAAACGCTCCAGAATTGCATTTACTGGCTGGAACGTCCGTGAAAAATCAAGGTGGAGCAAATCCCTGCGTTGTATTTGGAGTAGAAACTGATGCATGATAGAAGATTAAAAGGTGCTGAATACGAAGTTGTTGTATCGTTTTATGATAACGGCGACGGGAACTGCATTGCCAAAAGTATTGTCGGTGAAGGGGAAACGGCTGTAAACACTTATCGTTTAACAGTGGGGAAGAGCCACCCTGTAACGCAGCAACCTTTCAATAAGAACGAAGATGTGTTGATGGCGTATGCGCTAGGGAATCCAGAGCATTTATGGCAAGATTACTGGGAAGACCCCGAACCAGAGGAAAGTGAGTAATGACTAGAGCAAGAGATGTAGCTGACAAAAATTTAGCAGTTATATCTGCCGGGAGCAACGGTCAGATACTAACTTCTGACGGCACAGATTGGTCAGCACAGAACTCTCCCACAGAATTGCCAGCGCATGGTGCGAATGGAAATCTTTTAACCTCTGACGGCAGTGCGTGGGTTTCTCAAGCACCAGCGCCAGCCCAACCCGATGTAGCAGGGAACATAGTAGAACTCACTGCAAACGGATCTATTGCTGATGGAAAACCAGTGATTTTAGAAAACGCTGGCACTGTGGCACAAGTGGCACTTACAGGAACATCGCTTACGGCTGTAGACCAAACAAATGGCGAATGGAGGTCTAGCCATTCAAGTCAGCCATATACTTACGGTCAGATGTTTTACAATCCAGTAGAAGATATGGTTTTTGTTGTTTACCGCGATGAGACAACACAATACCCGACCGTTGCAGTAGGCGAAGTCTCAAACACTACGGCGAGCGGTATAACGTGGGGTACGCCTGTTACTCTTGACAGTGTATCATCGTATTGGGTTGCTGGCGGTTGTCAGGAGTCAAATGGCAGAATGGCCGCTTTTTGGCAAGACAATCAGCTTGTAGGGAAGTGTATAGCATTTGTAAGATCAGGAACATTAAGTGTTACGTTAGGTTCGGTAACAACATATGACTCTACCGCAGTACAGTATAATACTTGTTGTTATGACTCGGTTAATGACGCGATTGTTATAGGTTGGAGACAATATCCAAATGCTGGTGGGGCAACTTATACGCCAATGATGCTCTATTGTGATGTTTCTGCTAACACTGCAATTAATTTTATGACTGGCGTACTCCAAATAAATAGTGAGCAAACGTATGCTAATAGAGTTGCTTACTCACCTGATCATCAACGAGTTATGATGTTGTATACTGATTCTACAAATGGTGATTTGAAATATTCAACAGTTAGTTATAGTGGCGGTACGTTATATACAGGGTCAAATGGCACTATTAACACAAATAACTGCACTACTAGCACAATAGCCTATGATACGACTGCCGATAAATTTCTTGCGTTTTATAATGATGGAACCGTAGGCCGAGGTCAGGCTCATGTTCTTACGCTAACGGCAGGGGGAACAAATGCGTCTCCCAGTGACTCAGTAAGCGTAGGGGCAGTACAGGATATGTTGGCGGCTGGCCAAGAACCAAATTTTGGCAACTCTACAAATAATGCTGTCTATTGGCCCGTACAAGATAAAACAGTTGTTGTTTTTAGTCATTCGCAAAACAGCGGAAAGGCAAGTTTTGTTACGGCAACTGTGTCAGGATCAACGATAACCTTTACTTCACCAGAAGTTTTAACTGATGCAAACTATACGTCTTCATCAGATATTTTTTGCATATATGATGACAACGCTGATACTGTCATTATTTCTTACAATGCTTACAAATCAGCGCAAACAGCCTATGAAATTCGCACAAATCTTTTGGTTGAAATAAACGTAACAAATCTTACAGCAAGTAACTTTCTAGGCATTGCTAGTGGGTCTGTTACTAACGGACAAACAGCGACAATACAACTTACTGGCAACGTAGACGATGCTCAAACAGGAATGACGGTGAATGATACAATGTATGTGCAAGACGCTGGCACTCTTGCAAACTCTCCGGGTTCTGTAAGCGTTGTTGCTGGTCGCGCATTATCTGCAACTCAATTAAAAATTGCGTGAGGAAGTATGAAAATAATTGTTGAAAAAGAAACTAAGCTAGTAAAGTTTTTGCTAGACAATCTCGTAGAAATACATCCAACACCAGATCATATTATGCTCAGCAAAGATGGCAAAGATATTTTAAAAATTGCTTGCCATAATGAAGATGACTGTAAAGTTTACCGAAATATAGAAAATGCACCCGAAGACTATATGGGCAATAAATATACTTATGAAGATGGTGAATTTACACTTGTTGATGGATGGACAGACCCTCTTAACGAAGAACAACAGATAGCGAATCAATAAATGGAAGAAAAGAGCATAGATTACAGCAAAATAGAGCCGTATCACTATTCAGATTGGCTGCATAGTTTATCATTTGATGACTTGCAGAAACTGCGAAAAGTGGTTAGACAAGTACATATGAAGAATTATCCTAAAAGTCACATGACAGAGAGGGAGATGGATCGCATTATTGAAGCTATTGGCCCAAGGGTCGCTGAGAAACAGTTAAAGGCTTTGATAGATGCTGGACAACTCTCCTAGAACCTACGATTTTTCGTATAAGCCCGGTGGCCCGGTTCTAAAGGAATTTCTTAAAGACGATTCATTTGTGCGTGGTGTGCGTGGCCCTGTAGGAAGCGGTAAGTCTGTAAGCTGTTGTATAGAGGTTATGCGCAGAGCTTGCCAGCAAGAACCCGATAAAAGCGGTATTCGCAGGTCAAGATGGGGTGTTGTACGCAACACAAACCCTCAACTACGCACAACAACAATAAAAACATGGCTAGATTGGTATCCCGAAGATATTTTTGGCGTTTTTAAGTGGTCAGTACCCTATACACACGTTGTTAAGTTTGCAGATGTAGAAATAGAGGTTATTTTTCTCGCATTAGACCGTGATGAAGACGTTAGAAAGCTGTTATCTATTGAATTTACCGGCATTTGGATAAATGAGGCGCGAGAAGTTCCAAAATCTATTATTGATGCGTGTACTATGCGTGTCGGACGGTTCCCAAGCAAAAAAGACGGTGGCCCGTCGTGGTATGGCGTTGTTATGGACACAAATGCGCCAGACGAAGATCATTGGTGGGCTATTATGTCAGGAGAAGTGCCGTTGCCTGAGTATTTGACACGGGAAGAGGCATTAACACTGGTTCAGCCCGACGATTGGAAGTTTTTCACACAACCAAGCGCCTTGAAAGAGATCAAAGCGCCCGATGGGGAAGTTTTAGATTATCAGCCACACGAAAAAGCTGAAAATCAAGACAACCTTGTTGACACTTACTATCAAAAACTAATAAGTGGGAAAACAAAATCATGGATAGATGTCTACGTTATGAATCGAATTGGCAATGTGGTGGATGGAAAAGTAGTGTATCCGAATTTTTCTGCAGACCTGCACGTAGCCAAAGAACCAATACCTCCGGCACCGGGGCAGACAATTATCGTGGGCATGGACTTTGGTTTGACTCCTGCAGCAGTATTTGCGCAACGATTGCCAACTGGACGGTGGATAGTATTAGCAGAATTAGTAGCAGCGAATATGGGCGCGGAAAAATTTGCACAAGAGGTAAAACACGTTATCGCCAAAAAATTCCCAGACCATTCTGGTGACGTAATTGTATACGGAGACCCGGCTGGCGACTATAGAGCGCAGACCGACGAAAAAACGCCTTTTAGCATACTGCGTGTAGCAGGGCTGAAAGCGTATCCGGCTCCCACAAATGATCCCAGTTTACGGATCGACAGTGTGGATGGAACACTCACTCGCGTAATTCAAGGCAAGTCAGGGTTTTTAATAGACCCTAGCTGTACTGTCTTGAAACGCGGGTTCGAGGGTGGCTATTCGTATATCCGGGTTAGGGCCAGCGGTGTAACTGAGCGTTACCATGATACGCCAGATAAAAATAAATTCAGTCACATACATGATGCTTTGCAGTACGCTATTGTAGGCGGTGGCGAAGCCAGACAAATGCTTGGACACAAGAAAGCTGGTATAGCTAACGGAAAAGCATTTTTTGATCCGTTTGACAGGCAAAAACACGTTATGCAACCTAAAAAAAGAGCGAACGACAAATGGGAACAGATATTTCGGCGTGGTATGTAGTTTTTGTTAAGAGAGAAAACCAGTATTGGTGGGATTATATATTTAGCCGTGGCCCATATAAGCACGTATGCGCAATAGGCTATGATCCTCAAGTTGATCAATGGTATTTATATGACTGGTCGTTTTTAGGTCTTCGGCTCAATAAACTATCTACAGAAGAAACCGACAGATTGCTTACACATTTTGACATATCGGGAAGTGTTGTGTTTAAGGCATTGCCTCAACAAAAAAACTATAGACAGTTGTGTTTTCCTGCAGCTACCTGTGTATCAGCAATAAAACACTTAACAAAATTTAAATCTTGGGCTTTTACGCCTTCTCAATTGTTTTGTGCGTACACAAAAGCAGGTGCAGAGCGTTCTTTTGTAATTTCTGAAAAGGAGGTAGAAAATGGGAGCAATCGGTAAATTATTTTCGGGGCCAAAGGAAGACCCTAACCTAGCTGCAGAACGAGCCGAAGCTCGGAGATTGGCAGAACAAGAAAAAGCTAGGGCAGATGCAAAAGCCGCAGGTTTGCGTTCCGCTAGACTAAAAGGGAATGTAGGTTATGCAAGTCTTTTGAGTGCTGGTACTGCTGGCGGTCAACAAAAGAAGAATTTGTTAGGATAGTTTATGACTCCTAAAGAAATTAAACAAAAAGCAGAAATAGCGTTTAATAATAGAGATAAATTTAAACCGCTGTTTCAAGATGCTTATGATTATACTATGCCGACAAGACAGGGGTTTGATCACAGCGATCAGCGTGGCGAATCAAGAACGGATCGTATATTTGACGAAACCGCTGTTGTTGGCGTAACGGAGTTTGCAGCCGAACTTCAGAGCAGTTTAATGCCCCCGTTTAGCCGTTGGGCAAATTTGGTTGCTGGCAGTGAAATTGAAGATGAAATCGAAGCGGAAGAAATTAACGAAGAACTGCAAGCCATTACACAAAAAGTATTTGATTATATTGCAGCGTCTAATTTTGACCAAGAAGTAAACGAAGCACTGCATGATTTGGCGGTTGGTACGGGCATACTGCACGTTATGCCGGGAGATGCTATAGACCCTTTGCGGTTCCGGGCAATTCCATTAACGGAAATAGCTATAGAGGACGGGCCTGACGGTCAGATAGATGACATACATTACCGCAAGTTCTGCAAAATAGAACATTTGCCTATTATGTACCCTGATCTGCCAAAAGATGTTTATGACGTTATAAAGTCTAAAAACCATACAGATGACCGAGTTGAATTAGTGCAAAGCACTATGAGAGACCGCAGTAAGCCCAATGTCAGGCAATGGGATTATGTGGCACACATACCGTCTATAGAGCAAGAAATAGCAAGGGAAAAATATGAAGGACGAGGTTCAAATCCTTGGGTGCTGTTTCGATGGAGCAAGGCTGCAGGAGAAAGTTATGGTCGTGGCCCTGTAATAAATGCTCTACCTGCAATACGCACTTGTAATTT